CAATAAAGCGACTATCCTCTTTATTGATTACATCGTATTTTGTCTTAATTTTTTGATTTAATTCCATTTGCTCACCTCCACAATTAAACTAAAATGTTAGTTTATTGGTTTTTATATATAAATCTTTATCAACACTTTCGAAAATTTCCATCATTCGTGTATCAAAGACATATACATCATAATAATCATTTCCTTTAATTTTCTTATATCCGCGATGTTCTAATTGTTCAGATAATTCTTTTTTAGCGTAAATAAACATTATGAACGCCCCTGACTTTCTTCACCTGAGTCTGTGGTAACGTTATTTGTATCTCCGTTACTTTCATCAGCCGTCAATGTACTTGATGTTCGTGGTGGATCAAGTAAGTCTTTAAATCCTAACATTTTCTCATGTTGTAAAAGACTTGTGTAAGTATCCATATCTAAACCAGTCGATAATAATACTGGAATAGTTACACTTCCACCCATCGATAACATTTGTTGTGCTGACGCAAACATAGCATCACGGTTCCATGTTGTATGATCTAAAAATTGAACTTTATAAGTTAATTTTTTAGCTGTCAGCTGATTAATTTTAGTTTCAAACACATATGACGCTTGATCGTTGAAGAAATGTAAAATATTTTCTAATGTCTTATGGAATAAATCAAATCCCGATAACACATCAGCATTTCCGAACATCGCTGGGCTACCTAATGTAGATTCCATCATACGTTCTTTCAAGTAGTTTCGTTTATCGCTAGTTGATGACATTTTATTTTCTTCAAACGAATGGAAATCTAATTCATATGGTGTACGAACCACTGAAATCGATTGATCCACTGACTCAGCAATCATTTCACTAAACGATTCCACTACGTCAAGGTCAGCTAAAATATCCCCCTCGTCATCAATCGGTAATTTCATCGCAATTAATTTTAAATTATCCACTTCTAATCCATCCATTGTTAATGCGACCACACTATCTTCATCGATAAATGTCACGAAACTTCCTGTTAAGATAGGGAATCCGTTAGGACATTCTAAGACGATTGTTTTAGTATAATCTAATGGATACCAACGATCGCCACCTTTTTTAGTTGCCTTTTTATATAACACTTTAAACTCAGGTGGGAATAATGCGAATCGTTCATCATTTAACCCTTTAAAATAATCAAAGTTAAATTCAACTACGTTCACGCCATTTACTTGTGAAGCTACTCGACAGTAATCTACGTTTAAATGTTGTAAGTAATAATTTTTACCGACTGAGCGTTCATATCCAACGTATAAACCTAATAAAGCCCAGCTAGAAATGATTTCACGTAAATATCGTTTATTCATGATTCCACGTCGGTACTGACGCACTTTTTCCTCATTTTTAGAAACGACTTCCTCAGTAACGCCATCTGACATTAAAGGAACAACTAAATAATTTAATAATGATCCCCCAACGAGATTCAATAAAGACATACGATAATAAGAATTAGACAAAAATAAAAAGGAACTAAATTCCCTTAATGTCGCTTTATCGTCATTTTCGATTGCCGTTAAAATATCTTCTTTTGTATAACGACCATCACCGAACGCTGAATGTCGGTTAGCTAAATCATAAAGTGATTGATAACCTTTATTTGATCGTTTGAGGGCGAATGAAAATTGTTTTGGATCAACTTTAGCTTTTGCCATATTTTCTCCCCTTTTCAATGTAAATTAAAAAAGGAACCTCGTAATTGAGATTCCTTTATCATACACAAGATAAATTATCAAAATCTTCTTTCCACATGAACATCCCCTAATTGTCTGTGAAAGAATAAGTACCCACAATTATATTTTACCATTTTTTTCTAAAATAATCAATTATTATCGACGTTTCCCCCCGAAAACTTTACAAAAATCTTTCATTTCAGACTTCTTACCTTTACGGTAATATTGTTGTTCTAAAACGCGCGATAAATAATTAGCCATACCGAATGATACATAACGGTCTTTACGTCGGTGTGATTTTTCAAATAATCGAATAAAACCACTTCGTAACTCATACTCTAAATTTAGCATTTCGTTAACTAACATTTCCGTTTCAACGAATGGTGATAACATTTCCTGTTTTACCATTACGTCTTTTGTATCATATCCGTAATGAGCATTTAAAAAGTCGATAGCCTGATTTGATGGTGTTAGTAATTCCATTCGACCACGTTGAAGCGTATCTCGTAACCAGTTCGCCATGTTATGATTTCGTTCACTTGTACCATTATATGCAAATATAACAGGAACGGCATCTTTAGGCGCACGTTTCTTAAATTCTTCATCGTTATAAGCGGACCACGCTGGATACTCTTTGTCTAGTTCTTCATCGTAAGTCACTTTAATTAATTGATCGTAGACTGAAATCGAGTTTCCTCGAACGTCAAGTGCTATATAATCAATTTCGTGCTCATAGAAATAACGCTTCATTAACTTAGCTTGTTCTGTTGATGTTAACCCTGAGAAAGTTTTAATATCAACTAATTGTCGTCTAAAACTTGAACCCTCGGGTAACACACGTAAATACGTTAAAGCTGAGTTATCGTTATCATCTTTTTTATTACGATCACCTAATAAGGCTACGTCATATCCCATGATACGAATTTCATTTTTACCTTTTTTTGTTTTCCCTTTACGTGTCGCTCCGATTTTATCTAGCAATTCCACTGAGTATGTTGGTTTTTGTAAATTGCGGTTCTTTTTGATATCGTCGTAAGCAAAGAAAGCATTTTCTGAAAGTCCATAGAACAAATTCTCAAATTCCATGTGCCAGTCAATCTCAGTAAATGTTGCTTCATTTCGAATCGATTCAATACGTTTTTCAGTTAACATATTTTCACGTAAAGATGTTTTATAGCTCAATCCAGCGACAAATACATCGCCCGACATATCTTGATCGTACATTCGCTTCACAAAGTCCATGAAACGATCAAACATTGGGTGAGCCTTAAAGTAAGCTGATGAAATAAATATCTCTTTATTTTCTTCCTCAAAATCTTTTAATCGACATTTATATTCAGGTTTCTCACGGAATCCAGCCATGCGAACATAGTTTAAGAAAGGTTTAATAACACGGTTAATTACATCGTCAGGAATTAATCGGAACTCGTCATAAATGATTAAGTTTGCACGCATACCACGAGCACGGTCTGTCCCAGCGATAACGTCAATACGTGATCCATTATGGAATAGAATAGAACAGTCATCAATACCTGTATTAATCTTTTTGATTTCTCTAAATAGATTATCATTATCGTATTGCTGACATAATTTCCTGATTTCCGTATTGATCGTCTGAGTAATAATTAACGATGCCTGTATTTTACTACCCGCAACAATAACGACACGGGTATTAGGATATAACACACACCGCGCACATGAATATAGTCCTGATAAGAATGACTTACCTAAACCACGCGATGCAACTAGCATAAATAACGGGTATTGATCCATTAAATGTAATACAATTTTTTGGAACGTCTTTAATTTAAAGCCAAAATAGTCCTCGATAAAGATTTCAATGTTAGCTCTAAAGAAAGCTACCCACACCATCATATTTTCTAGTTTTTCCTGTGATTTATTAGTGCTTGCTTGAACGTTCTTCCGTCTATGCCATACCTGAGATAATCCATCCATTATTCGTCATTCAATCCTAACATTTTAGCTAAATGTCCGAACTCAGATTTGATATATTTTTTAATCCCATTAACATCCTTAAATTCATCACGAGGTTCAGCAATCGGCTTTTCATTCTCATATTTAAGAATAGCCACCCCTAACGAATTTACGGTATTTTTTAATAAAGATTGCTGTGACGGTTTCAAGTTGGCTGAACCTAATAAATCTTGTAACTGTTTAATCAGTTTATCGTTATAAATCCCCGTAGCCTGAGCACGACGGATTAATAATTGAGTGATACAAATTTGTTTAAATAAAATTTCTTGTGAATAGTCATTTTTTTCGTACTCGAAACACATACGCTCATATTCTTCATCAAGATAGCGATATTCTGCAAATGAATAACCCTCACCCCAAAACATCATCCATTCCGTATCTTGTTCAGCTGTAACGTTCTTCACGTCTAACATATCATCAGTCGTTGGGAATGTACTATCTTTCCACGCATTATTTGTTCCTGTACTTTTTAATGTGTAATGTCGCATATAAGCACCAATGCTAGTCGCGTTCATAAACGCATCATGATTATATGCAATATCTAGGAATTGAAATAGTTCCATTGCTTTAACTCTAGCACGATCCTTATTAACCGATGACATATCACCGATATATTGCTCCATACACTCTTTGCAAATATGCAATTTCTTTTGTTTATTGAAATTCTTACCAACGTTAGCGTAAAAGAAATCTTCTGATCGTAAGCCCGAACTCTTTTTACATTTCGTTGCTAGTTCCATCAAACATTGTATTTTTTCTGCCACTTATTTCACTCCTTTAGCAATAAATCAAGCGATAAGTCGCTAAAGGCATTACCGTTTATATTTTTAGTTTGGAATATTTTTTAATTTATTTCGCTGAAATATTCCACAATCCGAATACAAGCACGTTCAAATAAATATCTATCTTTACGCTCATGTAATGGATCAGAATAGTAGATTACACGATTAATTACCGCCTTTTGTTTTGAGCTGAACTTAACGTTGCTAATTGCGGATAAAATATCATTCTTTACCGCGAAAAATATATGCGACGGTTTTTGATCGGCAATCATACATATCTCTTGAAAATTTTTTAAAATAATTTTAATTAAACGAATGTCTGTATAATCAATTTCACAATGATCCAACGGTCCTGAAACGCCAGCTAGTAAGTGAGGGTGGATATTAATATCTTTTTTATATAATTTGATCGTTTCAGCAATATCGGCTTGTAATTCATCATAAACAGATTTAGCAGATGAAGTGGAATTAATTTCGTTTAATTTTGCGGTTAGGTAAGGATTTCTTACACGCATATCAAATATTGAATTAAACTGAGTAACATCACCAGCTTTAGCGTCTAAGTAATCAATGAGCTGATAGTAAGGAATAGTTTCGGGATAGTGTTCCATTTTTTCATTCTTATTCATTCGCGCGTCTTTAGTTTTAATATTGATGCCTGTTTCGCGATGTTTAACCAATCGTTCGTTAGGGATTTTTTTAACGTGTCGAACAGTAGATTTTAACTTCTGTTCTTTTTCGTAGGGATGAACTAAATATGCGCCCATCTGATCGAGGGTGAAACGATTAATTTCATATTCATCACTTTCAATACAGTCATTAATATATTTTTTACGTTCATCGACGGTTGATAATGAATAATCGGGTTTCCATTTCCGTTTTATGGTGTTACCTCCCGTCAGCTCATACATTAATTATAGCACCAGTTAGGCGCTTACCCGAACAAACAGGGGGAACTTTAACGGAAGTTAATTGTGTGAAATTAATGGTAAAAATGTGTAAATTTTGTAAAAAGTGTTAAAAAGGGGGTTGACAAGAAAAGTGTTGTGTGTCAAAATAATATTTAAGTAAGTATATAGAATTGGCTAGGTCCAGTACGGTAACTAGGTACATATATTATATATAGT